ATACAAAGGACAGTTAGGAACTAAAGAATTTGGTCATTTACTAGTGGGTATTTCAACAGAATATAACCAAGCTTTACTGGTAATTGAGAATGCCTCTATTGGATGGTCTACTATCCAGACAGTTATTGAAAGAGGGTATGATAATTTATATTATTCACCTAAAGGAGGTAATATATCAGCCGATTCTTACTTCGATCAGTATGATCATAACTCAAATATGGTAGCTGGATTCTCTATGAATGCCAGAACTAGACCGTTAGTTATCGGTAAATTCCAAGAATATGTTAATGAAAAGGCGGTTACCATTCATTCCAAGCGTTTAATCGAAGAGATGAAGGTGTTTGTATGGAAGAACGGTCGAGCAGAAGCACAAGGTGGTTATAACGATGACTTAGTAATGGCTTTCGGTACAGCGATGTACATTAGAGACACGGCTTTAAAGTTCCGTCAGCAGGGATTAGACCTTACCCGCAATGCTCTAAACAATATTACAGTGACAAAACCTTCCTACCAGGGTATCTACCTACCTTCCCACGTCGCTAACCCTTATGAGATTGACAATGGTAAAGGAGGAAAGGAAGATATAAGCTGGATTTATTAACTATTTATACTTATATTATTATTAAACAATGGCTGATACCAGTATATTTTCGAGATTACGTAGATTATTTTCTACAGATGTTATTATCCGGAACGTCGGTGGGGATCAGTTAAAAGTAGCTGATACAAACCAAATTCAAATGTCGGGAGAGTTAGAGAATAACTCCTTGATGGCTAGATACAATAGGATCTATACAACTTCCCCCACATCACTCTACGGATATCAATCATCTTTTAACTACCAAACACTTAGGACTCAATTATACTCAGAGTATGATGCAATGGATACTGACGCAATCATTGCTTCTGCCCTTGATATTCTCTCAGAAGAATCTACCCTTAAGAATGACATGGGAGAGGTCTTACATATTAGATCCTCTGACGAAAACATTCAAAAGATTCTTTATAATTTATTCTACGATGTATTAAACGTTGAGTTTAACTTAAGCTGGTGGATTAGGAATATGTGCAAATACGGAGACTTCTTTTTAAAATTAGAAGCTTCAGAAAAATTCGGTGTTTATAACGTAATTCCTTTTGCTGCATTTAACATTGAAAGACAAGAGCACTATGATCCAGAAAATCCAACATCAGTTAGATTTAGATATGACCCTGATGGATTAGCTGCCGACACTTACGGCTACTTTAAGACACCAAACCAGCATGATGCTAAGTCAATTTACTTTGACAACTATGAAGTAGCTCACTTCCGTTTATTAACAGACGTTAACTTCTTACCTTACGGCCGTTCTTATATTGAACCTGCCCGTAAATTATTTAAGCAGTACACTCTGATGGAAGATGCTATGTTAATTCATAGAATTGTAAGAGCTCCTGAGAAGAGAATTTTCTATATGAACGTAGGCGGTATTCCTCCTGCAGAGGTAGAAAACTTTATGCAGAAGGCTATCTCTAAAATGAAGCGTACTCCTTATATTGACCAACAAACAGGTGAATATAACTTAAAGTACAACATGCAGAACTTAATGGAAGATTTCTATGTTCCAGTTAGAGGTAATGATACTGCAACTAAGATTGATACTTTAGGAGGTTTACAGTACGACGGTATCACCGACGTAAATTACTTAAGAGATAAGCTATTTGCTGCTTTAAGAATTCCAAAAGCATTCTTAGGGTATGATGAAAAGCTACAAGGTAAAGCTACTCTTGCTGCAGAAGATATTCGCTTTGGTAGAACAGTAGAGAAACTACAGAGAATTATGGTTTCTGAGCTTTATAAAATTGCATTCGTGCATTTATACATTCAAGGCTACAGAGACGAATCATTAACTAATTTCGAATTATCATTAACAACTCCTTCTATCATTTATGATCAAGAAAGAATTATGTTATTGAAGGAGAAAAT